GATGTAACTGGGATAGACTTTCAGGATATACAAAATCAATTAGCTACTGCGAAAACGTTATTCGAAGAATTGCCAGACCCTGTCAAGGCACAATTCGATAACGAACCCTTCAAATTCTTAAAATTCGCAGAAAATCCTGAAAACCAAACTGCTTTAGTAGAAATGGGCTTAGCCCATGCTCCAGAAAAGGATCGTTTAGATCCCGCTCTACTAGCAGAAGCGGACGAGGAAACTACGTCCCTCGCCGCAGACAAGTCGGAGAAATCCGACGCGTCAGTACCATTGGACACTTGATACAATGGTAACGACTGACAGACGAAGTCTGGAAAGTCGAAAAAAAACTACTTAACTTAAGGAGAAACACAATGAGAAGAGCAAGAAAAATGAACTTTAGGAAATCTAAGCGCCTCTTTACGAGAACCGCTCGTAGAACTCACAAAAAAAATTCACTTAGACACTCCGGCCGACCAATGAGAGGCGGAATTAGACTATAACTATAAAAGGAAACAACTATGCCATGCTTCCACCCACAACAAGTCTGGTTAACAGATGACGGAATAAAATTCTATAATCCCTATTCCGACAATAGAAACCATAAAGGTTTCAAAATACCCTGTCGCAAATGCACAGGCTGTCGACTAGAATACTCCCGCCAATGGGCAATGCGCATATATCATGAGCAATCCCTATGGCCTGACAACATCTTTGTAACTCTTACTTACGACAATGACAACCTCCCCAAAATAGGAAAAAAAGGCAATCTTGTAAAAGAAGACTTTCAAAATTTCATGAAACGTCTTAGACAACCAAATAAAGAACTTAACTGGAATCCTAAACCACTTCGATACTTCCACGCCGGTGAATACGGCGAAAAAAACGATAGACCCCATTACCATGCAGCTATATTTAACTGCAACTTTTCTGATAGAAAACCACTTAAAGGCTTTAAAGGTCTATCAACTTCAGAAACTCTAAATTCAATATGGGGTAAAGGTTACTCATCCATTGGTGATGTAACCTTCGACTCTGCCAGCTATGTAGCTGGCTATATACAAAAAAAAATAAATGGTAAACTTAAAGACTCTCACTATGCAGTCATAGACCCCGATACCGGGGAATATTTCGGACAACGGCAACAAGAATACTCTACAATGAGCCGTAGACCCGGCATAGCGGGTCCATGGCTCGCCCTACACAAATCAGATATATATCCATCTGACAATATACACATTAAAGGTCGCGAAATGCGACCCCCTAAATACTACGATAAACTCTATGAAAGAGATTATCCAGAAATAATGGCCGAAATTAAAAAAAATCGTAAAGAGCATATGCAACAAAATGCTCATTTACATACACCAGAAGCTCTCGCGCAAGCGAAGCTAAATCTTAAAGCTCGTATGAGCATCTATAAACGGGGAAAACTATGAAAATGCAACTATTTACAATATTCGATAAAAAACTTGAAGCTTATCACCAACCATTCTGTCTAGAAAATGAAAATGTCGCACTTCGACAATTTCAAAATATGGCTAAGAAGGAATCTTCTATAGCCGATAACCCAGAGGATTACAGCCTCTGGCACACTGCAAATTTCGAAACAACTACAGGTGAAACAGACACCTTCGAACCAAAACTACTTGCAAAAGCTCACGAGTTCGTGATACAATCCCAAGAAATCCCTGAAACTTAACATAACACAAATTATACGAAGGCTTATATTATGAGAAATCCACACCGCGGAAACACACGCATCAATTCACCATCTTACAAACAATTCGTTGAAGTACCACGAGCTGAAATACAACGATCAACCTTCGACCGATCATTCGGTCATAAAACTACCTTTGATGCTGGGGAATTAATTCCCATATACGCCGATGAAATGTTACCAGGCGATACATTCTCTTGCAAACTTACTGCCTTCGCACGACTCGCAACACCAATACACCCAACCATGGATAACGCATTCATGGATACACACTTCTTCTCTGTCCCAATTAGATTAATCTGGGACGATTTCGAAGAATTCATGGGTGAAACTAAAACTTATACAGCCTCTGGCTCTGCCCGACTAGACGAAACTCCCGACTTCACTGTCGCTGCACCTGTCGCCCCAACTATAACCGCTGGCGGCTCAGGCGAAGCCGAAGGCTCATTATCTGACTACCTAGGTATACCAACAAAACAAGCTGGACTTACCTTCTCAGCCCTTTGGCATCGCGGATATCAAATAATTTGGAATGATTGGTTTCGGGATGAGAACCTACAAAAACCAGCAACGCTAGACACAACATCTGGTGCTGACTCAACTGCTTATGCAGTACTTAACCGTGGTAAACGCCACGACTACTTTACTTCAGCACTTCCTTGGCCTCAAAAAGGCGCAGACGTTACATTGCCACTTGGAACTAGTGCACCAGTAACTGGTATCGGTATGGATACCCAAACTTTCAGTTCTGGCGCTGCATCAACTATATATGAAACAGGTGCATCTGCTTCTGTTGCTTATGCTAATTCAGAGTCTACTCATGCTGTTAATTCGGTATTTGTTGAGGAAGATCCTTCTAATACTGGTTTTCCTGGCATTTACGCGGACTTAACTAATGCAACAGCTGCAACAATAAATCAACTAAGACTCGCATTCGCTACTCAAAAATTCTTAGAGCGTCAAGCTCGTTCTGGCTCTCGATATATCGAGGTAATAAAAGGACACTTCAATGTAACAAGCCCAGACGCTAGACTGCAAAGGCCTCAATATCTCGGGGGAGGAAGCTCACCCGTAAACATTTCACCAGTAGCACAAACATCTTCAACTGATGCAACAACACCACAAGGTAACTTATCCGCAATCGGAACATCTATACTATCAGGGCACTCATTTACCTATTCATCAACAGAACATTGCATTCTAATCGGTGTCGTATCTGTACGCACCGCATTAACATACCAGCAAGGCCTTAACAGAATGTTCTCTCGCTCAACTATATATGATTACTACTGGCCTACTCTATCTTCTATCGGCGAACAAGCAATACTAAATAAAGAAATCTACGCACAAGGAACGTCCGCTGACGAGGATATTTTCGGCTACACCGAGAGATATGGAGAATATCGATATAAACCGAGCCTTGTAACTGGACGATTCCGTTCTAACGCTACTACATCTCTAGAAACTTGGCACTATGCTCAAGACTATTCTGCCCTTCCTGTCCTCGGACAATCTTGGATACAACAAGGCAAAGCAAACGTACAAAGAACCCTTGCGGTAGCAACAGAACCACAATTCATCTTTGACTCACTCTTTAAATTACGCTGTACACGCCCAATGCCTGTTACTTCTGTACCTGGTGGTACACACTTCTAGTGGCCGATTATTATCAAGGCCAACAAACCATGGGTTTTGATCCCCTTGGTTTCATAGGCGGTCTTTTTGGTCAAAAAAAGCAAAATATTGCCTCCGCCCAACAGGCACAAAAACAAATGGACTTTCAAGAACGAATGTCCAATACTGCTGTACAACGCCGAATGGCTGACTTAAAAAAAGCGGGAATCAATCCTATACTCGCTGGCTCTAAAGAGGCCAGCTCACCCGCTGGACAACAAGCCCCTGTCGGCAATCTTATGGACGCCGCAACACGTGGCTCACAAAAACAACGTGAATCAAAATTACAACAAGCGCAATATAATCTAATAGATGCACAAACTACATCTGCTACTACAGCAGCTCGTTTACAAAACTCACAAAATAATGCTTTAGCTGGTCAAGTAGCTCTTTCACAACTTGACTCTGCTATATATGACTCATCAGCTTTTAAAGTTGCTAGAACAGCAAAATTATATGCTGACCAATTAAGGGGAAATTAAATGACCGTAAGAAAATCAACAGGAATTAAAAAACGTACATTCCGTTCTGCCTATAACACAGGCAACGGAAACTATTCCGAAACACACAATGATGATGGCTTAACAGAACAATCCCATGCCTCATCTTGTGATATAAATCTCATATTGGCTCAGTTCATGGAAACTGGAATTATGCCAAATATGAAACAATCTACACCCCAGTACGGTGATGTAACT